GCCATCTTAGTGGAAGGAGATAAGGAATCAATTCTAGGAGGAGGGTTAGGTTGTTGGAGTGTGGTGTTTGAACGATTTGGCATATAAGGAGACAATTCTCTATCGAGATTCCTTATAGCTCCCATCGCCCTGTCGTTGTTATAAGATCGATGTCCAAGTTCTTGCGGGTTAGTGTCAGTTATTCGTAGTCCAGGTTGTTGCTGTAAATTTGGAACATTCCAGGCATCTGAAACTTTACTATGTCCTAAGGTTGCCATGAAGAGTATTGTAAATTTTGTAGGTAGGTGTAAACACGAACCGTAAATTTCGGCAAACCTTCAGTTCTAAAAGGTGTAAGTAAAGCGGCCAGGAGGCGGGAATGGAAGAAATTTTCGTCGTCGTAAGTTGAGTATCCAGTTCCGGTGAACTTTTGGAAATTTTGCCAAGGGATCTTAATATTTTCTGTCCAGGAGTGTCCTAATTTCTTAGTAACAGATGGTAACTTTGCTAAAGTTCCCGGAGAGAAACTACCAACATTTCCAGAGAAAAGTTGAAGGACTTCAGGTCGTGCATTTGTAGTTGCTAGTATAATAGAACCCACTTGTTGATAATGGGATTGAATATAAATTTCAAAACAAATATCACACGACATTAAGCCAAATTTTGTTGCTAAAATTTCTGTAAAATATTTCTTAATAAAGGCGTTGTCTATAGTGATATCAACAAAAGCTTGTCCGGGTAGATAATCAGTCGTTACGTCGGTTGTCATTAAAAGTTTCTTCATAGATTCGAATTCGCCAATGGTCCATTGTGGGGCACTGCCTAACTGACGTTCATTTAATACCGATGGTGTTGGCATTAAATTGAGATTCTCGAGCTCGGTAGTTGGAGGCTCGGAGTTTTCGAGTTGTTTTGCTCGACTAGTTTCAATGATGGTGTCTGTCATTTGAGATGTTAAAGTTTTCGCTGAAATGAGGGTTTAACCTTACACATACCATTCCGCTAATTGATCGGTATGTAAAGAGTTCCGTCATTTTATAAGCGGTAGTCTTTGTTTGTTTGTTTAAAAGCAATAAGTCTTAAATAATTTAACCTAAACATTCTTAGCGCATTAACAACTAAGATTTTTGCAGAAGTACTAACAGTTTCTCACACTGCCAGGCAACATGCTTAGAGTATTAAATAAGAATAATATAGGATGAGTTTCC